CGGCCAACGACACCGTGATCCTCACAATCGCTGGTGGTCAGGCTACCGCCGGCTCGTACAACGTGTTTGCAAACTCGCTGGCAGCCGGTTCGGTCAGCATCACCTTGCGTAACATTTCTGGCGGTTCGCTGTCGGAAGCAATCGTGATCAACTTCGCGCTGATCCACTGCGCCTAATGAAGTGGGCGGCCTTCGGGCCGCCCATTTTAAGGATTTTCTATGGCCGTCATTTACATGGTTCACCCGGCGCACGGCGCCAAGGTTGCGATCTCCAATGAGGAAGCGATTTTGGATGCAATGGATGGCTGGGAACGCTATGATGTAATCACGTCATCTGTGGTGACGGACGATGACGAGGATGAGATCGTCAACGAGATGGCGGCACCAAAGCGGCGCGGACGCCCCCGCGCAAAGCAGGAAGACTGACCAATGACCAGCGCCGGCGACATCATCAACGGGTCACTGCGGCTTCTGGGTGTCCTGGCTGAAGGTGAAACGCCGTCAGCCGAAACGTCGCAAGACGCGCTGGCCGCCATGAACCAGATGATTGATAGCTGGAACACAGAGCGCCTGTCGGTGTTCTCTACGCAGGATCAGGTGTTCACATGGCCCGCGGGCCTGCTGTCTCGCACGCTGGGGCCGACCGGCGACTTCGTCGGCAACCGCCCCGTGCTGCTGGACGACAGCACCTACTTCCGCGACGCCAGCACCGGCATCAGCTACGGCATAAAATTCATTAACCAGCAGCAGTACAACGGGATCGCGGTCAAGACCGTGACATCGACGTTCCCGCAAGTGATCTTCGTCAACAACACGTTCCCCGACATCGAGATGTACATCTACCCGCGCCCGACGCGCGCGCTGGAATGGCACTTTATCTCTGTCGAAGAACTGACCAAGCCTGCGCTGCTGGCAACCGAACTGACGTTTCCACCAGGCTATCTGCGTGCGTTCCGCTACAATCTGGCCTGCGAGATGGCGCCAGAGTTTGGCGTCGAACCAAGCCCGCAAGTGCAGCGGATCGCCATGACCAGCAAGCGCAACCTCAAGCGCATCAACAACCCTGACGACATCATGTCCATGCCTTACAGCCTTGTGGCAACGCGCCAGCGGTTCAACATATTTGCAGGGAACTACTGACGATGGCTAACGTCAAAATCTCTCAACTTCCCGCAGTTACAGTTCCGCTGGCTGGCACTGAGGAATTGCCGGTCGTGCAAGGCGGCGTCACCAAGCGCACGGCGATCAACAATATTCTAAACGCAAACACCATACCGTACATCGCTAACGGCCTCGGCGCAGTCGCCACGCCGTCGTACACCTTCACCGGTGATCTCAACACGGGGATGTGGTCGCCTGCCGCCGACACTATCGCTTTCAGCGAAGGCGGTGTTGAAGCTATGCGTATCGACAGCAGCGGCAACGTTGGAATTGGAACGGCCAGCCCCGGCGCAAAGCTGGAAGTAAACGGAGGCGCAAACTTTCAAGGCACAGGTGTAAACACCAACTTTGTTACAATCGGCATCGCCCGCATTACTGCCGCTGTCGTCGAGACAGGCTTGCTTCTTTACACCAGAGTCGGCGGCGCTGATCCAGAAAGTGGTGTTACCGAAGATGTTAGTTTTTTACGTAGCCCCGGCGTCAATGGCAACCTAGACCTTGTAAACAAAGGCACTGGCAGTATTGCAATTACTGCTGAGGGCGCTGGCGCTGTGGTTACGAGAACAAGCAACACCGAACGTATGCGGATAACCAGCGCGGGCAACGTTGGGATCGGGACAAGTTCGCCGACTTCGCTTCTTGACGTAAACGGAAACGCTGAGATCGCCGGAACCCTATTTTTGGGGGCGTCAAACCATGGAAATCTTGGTTCAGATGCTACTCAACTTTTTGCGCGTGGAAACAATATTGCGTTCCAAAATGCTGCAGGATCAACAACTTATGCCTATATTAATAGTAGCGGCAACGTTGGAATTGGAACCGCTTCGCCAACTGCAAAGTTAGACGTCATTGGAAACGCAAATTTTGGAGCGGCAATCTTAACTGGTTCTGGTGTTTCAACCGGCGATGTTCAGCTTGAACTTGGTGCCAACCGCAGCGGCAACGGCCTTGCATATGTTGACCTCCATTCTGCTGCCGGCGGGGATTTTCAAACACGTATTATTCGTTATGCCGGTGCCAACGGCGGCATGGATATTATTCAGACCGGCACGGGTGGTATGGTTATCACCAACGAGGGCAGCGCCGACACTGCATTTAAGACCAATGCTCTTGAGCGGATGCGCATTACCAACGCAGGCAACGTCGGAATTGGGACTGCTTCGCCGTCTACAAAGCTCCACGTTGCAGGCGCTTTAACTCTGGACACTGCTCTGTCTGTCGCCAACGGTGGTACGGGTCTGACTTCCACGCCGGCTAATGGCGCTCTAGACATCGGCAATGGCACTGGGTTTACCCGCTCCACATTGACTGCTGGTTCTGGCGTAAGCATCACAAACGGTGCTGGCACAGTTACAATTTCTGCAACAGGCAGTGGTGGTGGCACGGTCACCTCGGTTAGCGGCACTGGTTCGACTAACGGCCTGTCTCTTTCCGGTACAGTTACCAGCGCCGGCAACATCACACTGAGCGGTAGCGTCACATCGGTAGCCACAACAGCGACCATCGACGGCGTCACCATTGGTTACCGCAGCATCCCTCGTTCTACGACTACTACCACCGCTGTTGTAGCGGACGTTGGCAAGTGCATTGCGGTTACTGCAGGCATTACGATTCCAAACAGCACCTTTGCTGCTGGTGATGCTCTCTCTATCTACAACGATAGTGCTTCGGCTATTACGATTACGGCTGGCGTGACCACACTCCGACAGGCTGGCACTGCTAATACTGGCAATCGCACACTAGCTGCGCGCGGCATGGCTACTGTCTGGTTTAACAGCGCAACTGAGGCGGTTATTTCTGGTGCGGGGGTTAGCTAATGAGCGGCATCCAAATGGCGCTGCTTGGGTCGGTTGGGAACACAGGCTTCACCCCCGTCACAAACACATACACGTCTGGCACCTCTGCTACCGAAACAGTGCCTAGTGGCGCTACGCAAGTTGTTATTACCCTGGACGGCGGAGGCGGCGCTGGGGGTTTTAACAGCAGCGCGCAAGGCGGCGGTGGTGGCGGCGGCGCTCGCTCTGTCAAGACTATTGCGGTGGTCGGCGGCAATTCCATGATCTACACGGTGGGCGGTACGAGGGGAGGGCGTACCACTACCGGCACCGGGAGCACAGGTCTTACCTCAATCGTAGTGGGTAGCGTTTCAGGTGGCTCCGTAAGCATGGCCGCCAATGGCGGAAACGGTGGCTCTACAAGTAGTGGCGGCGCTGGTGGCACGGCTACGGGCGGCGATACTAATACTACAGGCACTGCGGGTAGCGCTTCTGGAGTTCCCGATCTTGGCGCTGGGGGTGCCGGAGCAAGTGGCGCAGCAGGAGGCACTACTTCTTCCGTCGATGGTATAGCCCCAGGGGGTGGGGGTTGTGGTGGTGGACCTGATGAGGGGATTGTTACTTCTGGCGCAGGCGCGCGTGGCCAAGTTTCGTTTGCTTACACCTAAAGGAGATTGAATCATGATTACCAACACTTGGGCCGTTGTCCAGATGGACGCCTACCCCGAACGTGACGGCAAGACCGATGTGGTCTTTACCGTTCACTGGACGCTGACCGGCACGGATGGCACCCACACCGGCAGCGCATATGGTTCCGTCGGGGTAATAATTGACCCCGATGCGCCGTTCACGCCCTACGCTGACCTGACGCAAGATCAGGTGGTCGGCTGGGTCAAGAGCGCGCTGGGTGATGAGCCGGTTGCCGCCTACGAAGCCAATGTTGCTCAACAGATCGCTGGGCAGATTAACCCGCCTGTCGTAAGCCCGCCGCTGCCCTGGATCGCATAACCGGTATGAAGTCGCCCATCCTCGGCTCAAGCTATGTCGCCCGCAGCATCAACGCTGCGGACGCGCGCATGGTCAATCTCTTTCCAGAGGTTGTGCCAGAGGGTGGGCAGATGCCTGCGTTCCTCAACCGCGCGCCTGGGCTGAAGCTACAGCAGGCCGTTGGCACCGGGCCGATCCGCGGGCTGTGGGCGCACCAGACGCAAGGTTCTGACTTCTTCGTCGTGTCGGGCAACGAGGTCTACAAACTGTCCTCGCTGACCGGCACGCCGGTTCTACTAGGGGCGGTCAATGGCACCGGGCCGGTGTCCATCGCCGACAACGGCGACCAGATCATCTTCGCGTGCAACCCAGACGCCTTCGTCTACACCGAATCCACCAACACGTTTGTGCAAGTCACCGATCCTGACTTCCCCGGCGCGGTGACGGTCGGCTATCTTGACGGCTATTTCGTGTTCAACCCGCCCAACAGCCAGCGGCTGTACGTTACCAGCTTGCTGGACGGCACGCAGATCGACCCGCTGGATTTTGTCAGCGCCGAAGGATCGCCAGACGGCATCGTCGGTTTGATTGTTGACCACCGCGAAGTCTGGGTGTTCGGCACGGACAGCGCCGAAGTCTGGTACAACGCCGGCACGGCAGACTTTCCGCTGGCCCGCATCCAAGGCGCGTTCAACGAGATCGGCTGCGTCGCACCCTACTCCATCGCCAAGGTGGACAACGGTGTGTTCTGGCTAGGCGCTGACGCGCGCGGCCAGGGTATCGTCTACCGGGCAAACGGCTACGTCGGCCAGCGCGTGTCCACGCACGCGGTTGAGTGGCAAATCCAGCAGTATAGCAATATGTCCGACGCGGTGGCTTACACCTACCAGCAGGACGGCCACGCCTTCTACGTCCTGAACTTCCCCTCGGGCAACACGACGTGGGTGCTGGACGTCGCCACCGGGGCTTGGCATGAGCGGGCCTATTTCAACCAAGGCGTGTTCTCGCGCCACCGCGGCAACAACCAGTGCAACTTCCTTGGCAACATCGTCATCGGCGATCACCTGAACGCCAACATCTACACCTTCGACCTGACGACCTACGCCGACAACGGCACGCCGCAGAAGTGGCTGCGGTCGTGGCGGGCGCTGCCAACCGGTCAGAACAACCTGAAGCGCACGGCGCAGCACAGCCTCCAGATCATGTTTGAGTCCGGCGTGGGCCTGTCTGGCTATGCTCCGTTTGATGTTTTCTCTGAATTGCTGCTGACTGAAAACGACGATCTTATCATCACGGAATCAGGCGACTACATTGATGCGGTTTCAGATACCATAACGCGCGTGCAGGGCGCCGATCCGGAGGTCATGCTGCGCTGGTCGGACGACGGCGGCCACACATGGTCGAACGAACATTGGCGATCCATCGGCAGGATCGGCGAATACGGCCAGCGCGCCATCTGGCGCCGCCTGGGCATGACGATGAAACTGCGCGACCGCGTGTACGAGTTGTCGGGCACCGACCCGGTTAAGATGGTCATCATTGACGCCGAACTGATGTTGAGCGGCACCAATGCCTAACGCCGTCAACATCACCAACATCACACCGCCGCGTGTGCAAATGGTTGACCCAAACACAGGGTTGGTCAGCCGTGAGTGGTTCCGGTTTTTTGAAAGCCTGTTCCGGCTGACCGGCAGCGGGCAGAACGACTTCACGCTGCAAGACTTGCAACTTGGCCCTGACGCCGGGACGGACATGGGCATTGCGGTCTTGCAGACCGAAATCCAGAACCTGTCCGTGTCACCGCCATACACACCGCAGTTGCCCCGCCGCCGCTACGGCTCGTTTTACGACACCACCACGCAGACGGCAGCAGCTATAAACACCGCCTACGCAATGACGTTCAACACGGTTGATCTGTCGTCTGGTGTCACCCGCGGCACACCTACCTCGCGCATCTACGTTGACACGCTGAACGTCTACAACGTGCAATTCTCCGCGCAAGTTGATAAAACATCGGGCGGTGTCGGGTTGGTCTGGATTTGGCTGCGTAAGAACGGGGTAAACGTGCCGGACAGCGCCGGCCAAATCCGCATACAAGGTAACAACGCAGAAGTTCTTGCGGCGTGGAATTACATCATTCAGTTGAACGCCGGAGATTATATCGAATTGATGTGGGAAGTGGACGACACATCGGTTATCCTTCTGGCAGAAGCTGCGTCCGCCGTGCATCCGTCCGTTCCTTCGGTCATCCTCACCGTGACCAACAACATTAGCTCAGATGGGGGCTACTAATGGCCGTTCTTTCTCCCTCGCCCAAAGCGCAGTTTCTGGACGCCTCTGGTGCGCCGTTGGTTGGTGGCAGGGTCTACACTTACGCCGCCGGCACGACCACGCCGCTGGCAACCTACACGACCGGCGCTGGCACGGTGGCCAACACCAACCCGGTGATCTTGGACTCCCGCGGCGAGGCCAACATCTGGTACACCACCGGCACCTCGTACAAAGTTGTGCTGGCTGATTCGGCTGACGCTTTGATCTGGTCAGTGGACAACATCGCTACAGTTGGGTCGATGGCGCTCCAGAACGCCAACGCAGTGGCCATCACCGGCGGCACCATCGGGGCGGGCGTGACCTTCAACGGCAACACCACTGGCACCGCGTCCAACGTCACTGGCGTCGTTGCGGTCGTCAACGGCGGCACAGGCTCAACCACGGCGGCCAACGCGCGCACCGCCCTTGGCGCGGCGGCAAGTGGGGCAAACACCGACATCACGTCGCTGCGGCAAAGCGTGGCAATTGTGGCCACTGGCACGGTCGGCGCTGAGAGCATCGGCTACCGCGGCGCACCGCAGAACGCCCAGACGGCAGCCTACCAACTGGCGCTGACTGACAACGGCAAGCACATCTCAATCACCACCGGCGGCATTACGATCCCGGCCAACAGCGCAGCGGCGTTCCCGATTGGCGCAACGGTCGTCATCTACAACAACAGCGGCAGCAGCCAGAACATCGCCATCACGACCGACACGCTGCGTCAGGCTGGCACGACAAACACCGGCACCCGGGCGCTGGCCAACTACGGCCTGGCGACGTGCGTCAAGGTGGACACGACCGTGTGGGTCATCACTGGCGCGGGGCTGACCTGATGAGCGGCGCGGTATTGTCCTTGCTGGGTACGTCGGGTGGGGCGGCGTCTGCCGTGACCATCACGGTCAACCCCGTAACGATCACAGGCATCAATATCGGCGGCACTGCGTCGGCGCAGTACCAGCTTAACAGCAGCGGCAATGCGTTTGAGATTGTCAACGGTGGGTTGGCCACACTGTTATACGCTTGGTGCATTCCGGCGGGCCAAGCAGCCAACTACGAAGTGTACGCCAGCTTGGTGTCAGGGTCGTTGAGCGCCGGCAGTTCGGCTACCGACACTTGGCTGGCGCTGACATCGACGCGCAATTGGCTGGTCAGCACCACCACCCTTAAATACGCGACGATTGATGTTGGCATCCGGCGTATCGGCACCACCACCATTTTGGCGTCGGCAGACATCAATCTAGAAGCCGAAGCAGTATAAGGATAGGCCATGTCTGTTACCGCCAAAGCCCTGATCCCAGCCAAGGTCGCCGAAGACACGCAGTCCACGCAGTACACTGCGACCAACGTGACGACGATCATCGACAAGTTCACGGCCACCAACTACGGCGCGGTTGCGGCGTCGATCAGCGTCAACCTGGTGACGGCAGCCGACACATCTGGCACGCAGAACTTGATCGTGAAGACCAAGACGCTCCAGCCGTCTGAAACCTACACGTTCCCGGAACTGGTCGGCCACATCCTGAACTCAAACGGGTTCATCTCGACGCTGGCGTCCGCGCCGCTGACGATCAACATCCGCGCGTCAGGACGTGAGATTAGCTGATGCCACCATTCGTTGTCTTTGCATTGCCTAGATCGCGCACGGCGTGGCTGTCGCGGTTTTTGACATACGGCGATTGGGTGTGTGGGCATGAAGAACTACGCCGCGCACGCAGTCTTGACGACGTGACGGCGTGGTTTTCACAGCCTAACATCGGCACCGCAGAGACAGCCGCCGCGCCGTGGTGGCGTCTGCTAGATCGTTTTGCACCCGACGCGCGCATCTTGATCGTGCGCCGCCCGGTTAGTGAAGTGGTGGATAGCTTGATGCGTCTGCTGGGGTTGGCTTTTGACCGCGCCGTGCTTGAACAGACCATAATCAAACTAGACCGTAAGCTAGACCAGATTGAAGCACGGTGTGCTAACGTCCTTTCGGTCAACTTTGACGATCTAAACGATGAGACGGCCTGCGCCGCTGCGTTCGAACATTGCCTTCCTCACGCGCACGACCACAACCATTGGGCGCGGTTGGCGCCGATGAACATCCAGATAGATATGCCCGCGCTAATGCGGTACGCACACGCATATTCGCCGGCGCTGGAAAAGGTAGCTGCCATTGCAAAGCACCAAACGCTTGCGGCTATGGCCACCCGTAAACCTGTAGAACCTGAAGGTATTACGTTCCAAACAGAAACTTTTGATGATTGGCTAGACGGCGCGGCGAAGCTGTTTGACGACCATCTGGTCGCTGTTGGTGAGCCGCCAGGTAACTGGCAGAACAAGAACCTTGGGATGATGCAGCGCATCTACGACGCAGGGGCCATGCAGATTATGACCGCCCGCTGCAATGGGCGTATGTTTGGCTATCTGATGACGCTCATTGCGCCGTCAATGGCGGCTGAAAACTTGACGACAGCTACGCACACAACCTTTTATGCCGACCCAACATTCCCCGGTCTTGGCTTAAAATTGCAGCGTGCAGCGTTGCGGGATTTAAAAAAACGCGGTGTAGACGAGGTGTTTTTGGAAGCCGGTCAACGGGGTTCCGGCCCTAGACTTTCCATGTTATATAAGCGTTTGGGTGCGCTAGATTACAGCCATGTCTACCGTATGCAATTGACGGAGCATTAATATGGGTTTGGCAGCAGCAGCAGCAATTTCTGGGGTAGCCGCAATCGGCAGCGGCGCAATCGCAGCCGGTGGGGCCAAGAAGGCCGCCCGCGTGCAGGAGCAGGCGTCGCGTGACGCACAGGCCGCCAACGAACGGATGTTGGAGCGCCAGATCGGGCTGCAAGAACCGTTCCGCCAAGCTGGCCTGACCGCGCAAGAGCAGATCATGCAGTTGCTGGGTGTCGGCGGTGATAAGTCGGCGGCGGACTACGGCAGTCTAGCCAAGCCGTTTGGCATGGAGCAGTTTGAGCAAGACCCAGGCTACGCCTTCCGCCAATCGGAGGGTATGAAGGCGCTGGAGCGCAGCGCCGCAGCCCGCGGCCTATTGCAGTCAGGCCCCACGTTAAAGGGCATCCAGCGGTTCGGGCAGGAATCGGCCAGCCAAGAATACGGCAACGCCTTCAACCGCTACCAGATCGAGCGCAGCGCGCGCCTGAACCCGCTTCAGTCGCTGATGGGTTCTGGCCAGTCGGCAACCAACGTCATGACGGGTAACGTCGGTCAGTCGAGCCAGAACCAGCAGGCTAACATTTTGGGTGCCGGGCAGGCCCGCGCGTCTGGTTACGTCGGTCAGGCTAACGCGCTCAGTGGGGCGTTGGGTAGTATCGGCCAAGCGGCGGCGTCGTACCCGCTGTTGAACGCACAGGTCGGCTATTACAACGCTATGGCGAAGAACCCCCCGAAAACCGTATATAGCGATTTTGGCTAACTGAGGACGGACAATGGCTAACCAAGCAATCGCCCTTCAGGCCCGCGCACCGCAAGGCAACTTCTTGGCGCCTGCGATCCAGCAAGGCGCGCAGATGATCAACATAATGTCGCAGCAGCGCGCTGCTGAACGTCAGGCAGCGGCGCAGCAGCAGACTCTGGAGTTGGCGCGGGCAAAAGAAGAACGCGACATTACGCAGGCGCAGATCGACAACAACGGTAAGAAAATTGATTTCTATACTAAGCGCGCCGGCCAGACCATGAACGCTGCTGGGTACGAACTTTTGCTGCGTGACATGGATAAAGACGCGCCGCAGTTTGCGGCAATGTTTCGAACCAATTTGCCGCCGGAAAAATTTGATCGCAACGAGTTGCTCAAAATGGTCGGCAGCGTCGGCGACAATTTCAAAGCTACGTTTGGCCCGTTGGAAACCGAAGTCGTGCAGTTAGAAAACGGAGATTACGCGGTTACGGTTACCGGAGGTTACGGCAAAAACACTGGTGTGTTTGAACTTCCAGGGTACAAGTTGCGCGCCGGCGGCGCCCCGCCTACCGCCGCGCCCGCAACGCCACCAGCAACGTCCGCACCGCCCGCACCGCCCGCTACCGCGCCTGCGCCCGCAGCCGGGGGTATGTTCCGTCCTGCGGCGTTCTCGCCAGATCAAGGCGCAGACCCGGCTGCCGCGTTGGCAAAGTCCTTGACTGAAGCTCAAGGAACCAAACGGATTGACGCAGGCACGGTCGAGCAAATTAAAGCTATGGTGCCGCCGGAAGCGGTTGACCGGTTCATTCAGGTCAACGGTATCCAAGTGACGCCAAGCGACGGTATGCGTAGCGCCGTCTACCGTCCAGATGGCGGCGCGCCGCTGGCGCAGCAAGTTCAGTTCGACCCGAACGCATATGTGGCTACGGGCCAGACAGCGCGCGGTAAACCGCCGATGGTGTCGCCGATGCCTGGGTCGGCCAGCGTGCCGCTTGATCGCGTTCGCGCAGAAGCAGCGGCAGGGCGTCCGACACCTATTGAAGCGGCTGCGGTCGCGTCGGCTACCACTACGGCTACTAAGGCTGCGGAGCTTAAAGCAGAACAGGCCAAGAAGTTGTCGGCCAAACTTCAGGTGTCTACGCTGCTGCAAAAAATTCGCAACGCATACGAGACGCTGAACAAAGCCGAATCAATTGTGTCAGATGAGCGCGGCGCGTTTGCAAACGTATTTGACTATCTATCCACGACAGGGACGGGACGTGAAATCCAGCGCGCGCTCGGCACCTCGGCCAACAAGTCGCTGAACGAAATTACCGGCGCGCGTAAACTGCTGGCCACGGCAATCAAAACCGCTGCCGGTATGTCCGCACAGGAAATGAACTCGAACGTCGAATTGCAACTGACGCTAGACGCGCTGACCGATCCAACGCAGGGCTACGAAAGTGTAATCAGCCAGATCGACACGTTGGAACAACTGTACGGCACCGGTGGCGTTCAAACGCCTGTTACATCTGCCGGTCGCCAGACGCCGGTAATTCCAACTTTGACGCCGGAACAGGTACGGGCCAACCCTAGCATCAAGCGTTGGAGACGCGCGGACAACGGAAAGGTCATGACCCGGCCATGAAACAGAACGATCCTTACGCCGGGCTAGGCACTTACGAACAGGGCGGCGCAGACCCTTACGCAGGGCTGGGTACTGTTGAAAAAACAATGCCGCGCACCAAAGCCGCGCCGCCTGCACCCGACGCATCGGCGGCCCAGTTGGCCGGCGTTGTTTCTGGCGCGGTTTCGCCATACGCAACTATTGCCGGCATGGGTGCAATGGCGGGCGCGCCTTTTGGTGTCGGCGCTCCGCTGGGTGCTGCTGGCGGCGTTTTGTCGTTGGGTTTGGCTGATCTTGGCACCGGCCTTTACAACGCCGCCACGCCGCTGTTTAATGGCGCGCGCGTTCGTCTGCCATCAGAAATCATTCGCTCACAACTTCAAAACGTAGGCGTGGGGCGCGCGCCGCAAACGCCGGGTCAGGAAGTGCTGTTTCGCACCGCTGAAGGCGCGGCAGGCGCGTTGAGCGGCGCTTCGGCACTAGGCACTATGGCATCCCGCGCGGCCCCCGGCGTTGCTCGGAACGTCATGCAGGCGATGGCCCAAGCGCCGCTGGCACAGACTGCGGCTGGCGCGGCGGCTGGCGGTGTTCCAGCAGCGGCGCGCGAATACGGCGGCGTAACTGACCCGCTGGCGCTTGCGGCTTTGTCGCTGGGTGCTGGCGGGTTGGCAGGCGCTGCTGCAACACCGCGCCCGGCAGCGGTCACACAGCAACAGTTGGTTGACAGAGCAAGAACGGCTTACGCCAACGCCGAACAAGCGGGCGTGCAGTTTGAACCTACATCAATCACTAATCTCGGCGCGAATATTCTTACATCGCTATCAACGCACCCAAGAGTTCAGTTTCATCCAGGTCTACACCCGCGTGTAGCGACGGTGCTGACAGCCATAGAAACAGCCGGGCAAAACGCCTTAACATCGGGAACGCCGATTTCGTTTTCAGAACTTGAACTGTTGCGCCGCCTCGCGCGGACAGCGGCCAACACACCTGACAGAGATCAGCGCCGATTAGTTGGCACGATCATTAACCAGATTGACAGGTTCGTTGATGCACCGCCGGCTAACGCCGTTGTATCTGGAAACGCGCCGGGTGCGGCCACCGCTATTAGAGAAGCCCGTCGAGCATGGCGGCAAATGAGCCAAGCTGACGTTTTTGATACTATGGTCGAACGCGCTACCAACTCCGCGCAAGGTTTAAACTCCAAGTCTTTGCAAGCGCAGGCCCGTTCTATTGCAAACAACCCCAACCGTATGCGCGGGCTAGACCCAAATCTTCAGGCACAAGTCAGAAACTTGGCTCAAGGCAGAGGTGGTCTTTCCACGCTGCAAGGTTTGGGCAGTTTTGCGCCTTCTTTAGACGCCAAAAACGTAATGAATTACGTGCTCGGGGCTGGCACTGGCGGGGCTATTTACGCTGGCCAACCCGCTCTGGGCGCGCTCGGTGTCGGTCTAGGTGCTACGGGTCTGGTGTCCAAAGCTGCGGCTAACCGCATGGCATTGAATCGCGTAAACGCTATGGGGTCACAAGCCAGAGGGACACCCGCTCGTCAGATTCCTTTCGCGCCTTTGGCCGCTGCGGCAGGGCAAGAAGCTGTTCGCGGTAGCGGCGGTATTACCGTGACGCTGCGCCCAGACATTAAAGACCCAAACAAACGCGCCTCTATGGGTCTTCCGCCGCTATAACCAAGGAAAGTACGCCGTGACGACCATCGACCAGACCGAAGCGCGGCTGAACACGCATGAGGAAGTGTGCGCTCTGCGTTATGAAGGCATCTGCGCGCGATTGAAACGCTTGGAGAACATCGGCGTGGGCGCGGCGGGTACGATCATCATGCTGCTGGTCACTATCGTAATGAAGATCAGCTAACCACCGCGGTCTGAAAGACTGCTCTGAGGGTGATGTATGGCAGTCAATCAGTACGACGTTGATCCAGAACAAGATGCTAAAATAGCGGCTGCTGCGGTCGAGCATGGTAGTCAGAACATGGCCGCCCTCGCCTTGGGGATGAGCCGGGCGGCTGTGCAGAACGCCTGCCGCCGTCATGCGGCGCGGACAGCCGCTGTTTTATCGTTCGACACGCCCAAGGCAGACCCACTGCCGCCGTTTGATCTGCCGTTCGCAGAGCGGCTGGCGTTGATGAAGAAGCGCAACGCGCTGCGGATCGCACACGCGCAGGCGCAAGCTTGGCAGACCGTGCGGATACCGATCAAAGGGCCTTACGCCATCTGCTGGTTTGGCGATCCGCACCTCGACGATCCGTACTGCGATCTGGTCGGCTTCGAGCGTGACGCCACCATCTGCGCTGAAACCCAAGGGCTGTACGGCGCCAACGGTGGGGATAGCATCAACAACTGGGTGGGTAAGTTGGAGCGCCTGTACGGCGAACAATCCGCCACGGTGTCAGAAGGCTGGGAACTGGTCGAGTGGGCGCTGAAGCATCTGGGCGTCAACTGGCTGGTGTGGATTCTGGGCAACCACGACACCTGGAACTACGGCAAAAGAATCTTCGACGGCATGAACACCGAACGCATCCTGATGCGCGACTGGGACGCCAAGCTGCAACTGGTTTCGCCGTGCGGCGGTATCACCCGGGTCTGGGCGCGGCACGACTTCAAGGGCCACTCGATGTACAACGAGTTGCACGGCCTGAAGCGGGCGGCGATGATCGACGAACACGCCGACATCTACGCTGCGTTCCACCGGCACACGTTTGGCACCGGCCAGGGCGAGTTTGCTGGCGGGCGGCGCTACACGCTGGTGCGCGCCAAGGGCTATAAGGAGTTTGACGACTACGCGCTCAAGGGCCAGTTCGCAGAACAGCGCAGCGGACAGTCAGTGGTCACGGTCATCACGCCGCGCGACGGCGCTGCCCCGGCGGTCAGTGTGTTTGAGGACGTGCAAGAAGGCGCGGCCTTCCTGACGTACAAGCGCAGAAAGGCTGGTCTATGATCGACCTCTTGTGGTATTACACCTTCCGGTACGGAAAACGCATGGGCGCTACGCAATGAGCATTGTCCTTAATCCCCGGTCTATCTCGCGCCTTACGGACGTGCATCCTGACTTGGTGCGCGTCGTCCACCGCGCCGCTGCCTTGTCCAGTCTGGATTTCACCGTGCTGGAGGGGTGGCGCAACTTGGACCGGCAGAAGCAGTTGCTGGCGCAAAAGGCCACTAAAACGCTCAATTCGCGCCACCTGACCGGCCACGCCGTCGATCTGGCACCGATGATCGGTGGCAGCGTGTCGTGGGATTGGCCGCTGTACCACCGGCTGGCCAAGGTGGTGAAGGCCGCTGCGGCGCATGAAAACGTCCCCATCACTTGGGGCGGAGATTGGAAGACCTTTAAAGACGGCCCACATTGGGAACTACCGTGGAAGCAATACCCGTTAGGAGAGTGACATGAACATGATTTCTTGGGCTTTAAACCGGCTAAAAGAGCCTAGCACCTACGCCGGCGTTGCCAGCCTCGCGCTGGCGCTGGGTCTGACGGATGTGCAGTGGCAGGTGATCTCCGCTGCGGTTGCAGGTTTGGCTGGCGTTGCCGCTATGTTCCTGACGGAAAAACCCGAAGCGTGATCAAAATCCTGACGCTCTTGCTGTCGCTGCTCGACCGCGTTTTTACCGAATGGGGAAACGCCAAGTTGCGGACGCAAGGGCGTCAGGACGCGCAGGAGCAACTTGATGCAAACGTTGCTAAGGCAGAGGTCGCTATGGATGCTGACGATCCCGCTCGTCTTGACCGGCTGCGTGACAGGTTCGACCGCGCTCGTCGGTGACTATTGCCGGATAGCCAAACCTATTGGTTATGACAGTCGGACCGACACCGCTGAGACGGTGAAGGAAATCGAAGCACACAATTCTAAGTGGGCTTGTGTGTGCGATAGGGATTGCCCAAAGTAGTTACACCCCGATATATTCCAGCAATCGTTTTACGGCCTTGATGTCCTCTGCGTAGGTCTCCGCATCGTCCGGGTGAATGTAACGCTGTGTGGAAATTTGTTCCAAAATAGACAGCGTCTCCTCAAGCCACGCGCGGGCGATACCGTCCAGCGTCTCTGCGTCGATTTCAATCATCATTGGTTTTCTCCTGTTTGTGCCAGACTGTCCCGCCAGCACTCCAAATACCAGATAGCCTTGCCGATCTCCTGCACCGTGGCGTCCTTATGCCCGGCGCGGCTTAGATACTTCAGCGCGTTGCCGCGGCAGTAGCCGGCAAACTCCTCTGGCGATAGCTTGGCCTGGAGGTAGTCAATCGTCTGGATGCCGCCGACCTTGTAGTGGTCGGGATTGACTGCGTCCGTCATGCGCCCAGCCTCGCCATCAGTTCAGCGCGCTCCCGCGCATTACGCAGCATGGCGTACCGCTGGTGCAGGCGGCGCACGATTCCGATGCGGCGGCGTGTTGCCATCTCGTCGTCCAGCAGGCGCTTGACCTCGTCCTCTGACATGGATGTGAGCGTCGCGGCCAATGACCGCCAATCAACCTTGTTCATTCTTCAGTTCCTCCATCGCAATGTCTGACACGGCACGCTTTTCGTGAAGGGCCGCCCAGATGCGTTCGTCAATTGTTTTTTCGGTAATCATCACATAGACCCACACCGCGTGGGGCTGGCCGCCGCGGTGCAGGCGTCCGACCGTCTGCTCGTACAACTCCAGCGACCACGGCAGCGACACGAACACCATGTGGCAACCGCCGTGCTGAAGGTTCAGGCCGTGGCCGGCGGACTTCGGGTGGATCAGCAGCAGTTCGACCTTGCCCTCGTTCCACCGTTCGATCACGTCCTTGTCTTCGATGGTCTGGGCGTGCGGGAAGCGCCGGCGCAATTCGGCCAGTTCCTCCTGGTAGTTGTACACCACGATGGTGTTGGCGCGCTGGTTCTCGTCCAGCAGTTCCTCTAGCCGGTCGAACTTGTGGCTGCTGAACCAATGCACCGGCAGCGGCCCCTCGCGGTTGTAGATGAAGCCTGACGCCATCTGTTGCAGCTTGGTCGTCACCGACGCGGCGTTCTGGGCGATCACGCGGTCGTCGCCAAACTTGACGACGTAGTCGCGCTTCATCTTCTCGTATGGCCCGCGATCCGCAAGGTTGACCCGCGTCTCAACGACATGGCACGGCGGCAACTTGTCCTTGTAGTCGCCTGGGTCAAGCACGAACGTCGCCGGCTTGATTCGTTCCATGACCTGTTCCAGCGCGCCGGGCGCCGGCGTCCACCGGCCGAAGTCGCGGTTAACGCAGTGGAAGTACTGCTGGAGGAACGCGCCCTTGGCACGGCCCAGCAAGCCTTGGTCAATGATCTTGCACTGACCGAACACATCCTCAAGGCCGTTCGACGTGAACGACCCGGTCAGACCCCACCGTATTGCCATCGTAGACATAAGTTTCT